AGATCATGATGGGCGCCGTCGCTCCGTCACTGCCCACGACTCCGCCCACGGCGAAACCGGGCACGTTCGCTTGCTGCGCTCTCGTCAGCACTCGAGTGCCTGGCCGCGCCATCGTCAGAATTGAGTCGTAGCCGCGATCGACCCCGGGGACGGTGATGCCGAATGCGCCGCCTGGCGCAACCATCATCTCGCCCGGACGTACTCTGATGGCGGTGAAGTCGCTACCGCGAAACGGCACGAATCCACCACCTGCAAAGGTCGGAACAAATGCCGAAGTAAACTGCTTCGCTGTGTCGCCGGCCTTAGCCGCGGCCTGAATGCGCGGCCAGTAGAAAGGCTCAATGTCGTTCTGCCATTGAAGCGTCGCGTTGCGTTTGGTTTTAGAATCCTTCAGCGTGGCAACGTTCGCGAAATACTGGTTCTTGATGTCATTGAATTGCGAAGTCGCTTCCGCTAATCCAATGTCACCGTGACTGGCGTGGGCCAGCAACACCTGCAGGTTATGGACCGCGTCCGTCGACCATTGATCGCGTAGCTTTTCCTCAGCACGCCGGCGCGCATTGCGGCTAAGAATGAAAGCGCCGACAAGTAGCAATGGCGCAGCGATCGCCGCCACTGGCCCCAATACCGCCAGCAGTGGGCCCAGCGAACTGGCGAGAGCGCCGCCGGAAGCGAAGATTGCGGCGCCGAGACCAACAGCAGTCCCGAGCAGCCCGCCGCCAATCCCTCCGAGGATTCGCCCGAGACCCGATTGACCACCCAAACCAACTCCGAGCGTCAAACCCAATATTGGGGCAAGCGGCCCCAGGGCGCCGGCGATCCCCGCGCCACTCAACAGTGAAGCGCCGCCGGCGCCGAGCCCTCCGCCACCACCCGCGATATTCTGAAGCGCGCCAAGAATCCCGGCTCCGGACTGAGCCCCGGCCAGTGACGCCGGAGCAGTTATTCCGCCGCCGAGGCCTCCGATTCCAGGAATCACCCCGCCTAAGCCCGCAAGGTTCACCAGAGAAAACGCGCCAGTGTTTTGGCCGCCCGTTCCGCCAACATAAGCACGCCCGCCGCTTCCTCCAGCAAACCCACCAGTGAGAAATTGACCGAGGCCTCCTCCTGTGCCACCGCTGCCACCACCGAAGAGATTGCTTAGAAAGCCGAAGAAACCGCCGCGGCTGCCACCGCCTCCACCGCCAAACGTCGGAGTTCCGCCCGGCTGCGATCCAATTCCCAAGAGCAGTTGCAGAATTTTCGACAGCGCCAAATGTGTCAGGTCTTTGAGGAACTGGCCAAGAATCTGGCCGGCGGTACCCAAGCGTTTTGTCATTCGATCGATTGCGCTGTCGACGCCGTCGAACCACGACTTCACCGAATTAGTGCGCACATCTTCGAAGGTTTGCTGCAGCGTCTTCTGCTCGCTCAAAAAATGAATCAACCCGTCATCGAGCCGAGCAAAGTCGACGTCCGTTTGGTGCGCCAGTTTCACCAGATCCGCGGCGCGCTGTTCCGCTGCCTTGGCACTGGCGCCGGCAACTTCTTCTTCGGCTTTGACCCAAGCAAGTTGATATCGTAGCGCCGAGAGCTCGCCCGCATGCGCAATGTTGTATTCGGACTGCGCGATCTGAGTGTTCAAATCAAGAACTGCATGAAGCTGATCGAGGTCAAACTTTTCTTTCAACGACTGCTGGAAGGGAGCCGAGCCGAAAATGGCGTTCACGCCTCCGAGAGCGACTATTGCAGCAATTTCCGAGCGCACACCGGCCATCGCGCTATAGAAGTTCTGTAAATAGCTGGTCTTCGCGATTAACACATCCTGCTGATTGCCAGCAGCCAATCGGTCAAGCTGGTCCAGCGTTAGCTGCAGCTCGACAAAGCCGGACTGAGCGAGCTTACGACGCTCTTCTGCTGCGCGATGCCGGGCCAAATCGAGCGCGAGTTCCGTGTCGATCAGGTCATGACCGAGCCTTTCCTCGATGCGCCGAATCTCTTCGGTGGCGTCATTCGTCGCCTTCAATCGGGATGTTTGCTCTTCCTGGAAGATACGCTTGCGCAGACCACTCTCACCGTAGACTTCCACGGTTAACTGCCGCTGGCGTTCGCGCTCCGCATCAAAGGATCGCACCGCTGTAAGCGTCGCCTCTGCGGTGGCCTGCTGAAAAAGAATGGCCTGTTCTTGAATAGATTTAAGGAGGCCAGGTGATTCTGTTTTGGTCCCGAGCGTAGGTTTACCGGCGCGGGCTGCCAGCAGTTCTTCGATGGCTAACGTCTTCGCGCGCGCATCGACCACCTGCACCGAAATATCCAGTTCCGCCCGCCTCAGCGCTACCAGAGTTTGCCATGCGGCTGTGTGCTTTTCATCGAATTCGAGGCCAATCAACCGCGCTTCGTTCGTCTGATACTCGAGTACGCGCAGCTTGGCCGCATTGTCGCGGTCCTGTTCGGAAATTTTTAGAATTTCCTTCCGGGTATTGTCTTCGCGCTGTAGGTCGCGAAGCGCTGCCTGACGGGCTTCTTTTTCGACCGGAATGGCCGCGCCAATTTCGAAATTCAGCTTGTGACGAATCGTGAATATCTCCTCGTATTCCTTTTTCGTCGCTTCGAGATCAGATTTTTCAACCTGCAAATCAAAGAGCCGGCCGCCGCCACGCTTCAGCGCCTCAACCTGGGGCCGCAGCCTGGTGAGTTCCTCAATGAGCTGCTGGATCGCCGTTTTTTGGATTTTTGGCAAGATTGCCTCTTCGAGACCTTTCTTGATTTTCTCGAATTGGTTCAAACGGTTGGTCAAATCGGTCAGCTCTTTGTCTGACCGGAGTTGTTTCAGTCCCTCTTTCACCGAGGCCGCTTGCGCGGCCACGGCCGCAATCCGACCTTCGATCGCCGCTTTTGCCGTCTTATCTTCGCCCTGAGCCAAGTCATCAAATGCCTGCTTCAGCACATCGACCTGTTTTGCTGCATCAGCGGCTTTGGGCGTGAACGAATCGAATATCTCGCCGAGTTTTTTGGTCTGGTCCGCAGTGAATCCGGATGCTTTGAAGAGCGCCAGCATCTGGTCACGATTCAGACCAAGGGCCTCAGCATTAACGACCAGTTTGGCCTGGTTGTCGGTTAGCTGCTTGCTGTAATCTCCGATCTCTCCGTTCAGCTTGTTAATGTTGTCGCTGATGTACCCGATATTGGCTCGCGCTTCCGACTGCGTAAAAACCGTCCCTAAACCCGCTTGGTACTCACGGATTTTGGCCTGGTAGCCGCCAATTAGGTTTTGATTGAAAGAGATTTTTTCCTGAAGGTCTAAAATGCCGGCGCCGACCGTTCGCAGACTCGCCTCGAGTCCGCCTTTATTGATTTCGACATTCCGAGCGATTTCTGCGGTGAGAGCTGCGATCTTTTGCTTTTCAGTTTCGAGAGCTTCGATGTAAGTGCGGGTTTGCGGATCCAGTTGCCTTAAGACTTCATTTAGTTTTTGGTGCCGCTCAGTCGAGCCTTCCTGCGCTGAAGCGACTTCGTTTGCGGCCGTGGCCAACTTTTTGGTCGACTCCCAGGCGCCAGCCATCGATTTGATTTGTTCCTCAGTAACGGCATTTGCTTTTTCTGCCGCGCTGGCTTCGTTAGCGAAGGCGACCACGATGGCCCCAATGGCGATCAACGCGGCGGCCCATGCGCCAACCGCCACCGCAGTAGTCGCGGCGGCGCCCTGAATGAGGCCAGCCGTCCCAAACATCACTTTACCAAGCAAGGAAACCGACTGAATCACGGCACCGACGCCGCCAAGCAAACCAGGAACCAGTTGTGTATTAAGAGCGACGAAAGAGAGCGTCAGAATTGCAACAGCCGAAGTTACTGCAACGAAAGTGCCCGGATATCGCGCGATTATGATCAACAGCTCGGACGCGACCTTTACCCCCAGACCGAATGCCCCCTGGAACAACCCGCCAATTGACTCTTTGGCGTCGTCGGCCAGCCGCTGCATTGATAACAACTGTTTATAAGCCGAACCCATGGCCGCATCGTAAGCGCCTTCCAATCGCACTCCGCTCTCAATCACTGCATTAAGGAGAATTTGCTGGCGCTGAGTTTCGGTGAGCGCGTCTTTATTTACGCGCATGGCCTTGGCTCCTTTTGTAAGAGCCTCCTCAACCGAAATGAATACACCGGCCGACCTGAAGGCTTCGGTTCTGCCAATCTGGATTGCGTTGATGAGGTCTCGAAACGTTTCGGAAGAATTCTTGTTGGCTATAACAGCGGCATTCTTGGCGACCGTAGCCAGTTGTTCGGCTTTGGCGACATCGAGATTTAGCCCGACCATTTGCGAGAGGACCTGCACGGCATCCTGGCGCGAAATATTGGCCGCAGTGAGGGCCTTAATCTCTCGCTCTATCGTGTCAGAAGAAATGCCGTTCGTGCGCGCGAGCTGCTGCAAGGCGATGTCCAACTCGCCGCTGCGACCGGCAAAGAGCGTCGTATCAACGATAGCCTCCTTAATCCAGCGCAAACCTTCTCGAATAGCTCCAACAAACAGTTCAGCGTCCACGATGGTGTGGACTAAACCTCCGTGGGCACTTCTCGCCGCAGAATCCAGGGTGCTAAAAGAGTCGGCGAAACCTCTTATTTCGCTCGCGCCTTCGCGTGCGCCCTGGAGCTGAATGACTATTGGAACAAATCGTGCCGCCATGCTAGACTCTGCCCATGCTGCTCCTACTAATCTTCCTGCTGCTGCTCGTCATCGCCCTTTGGATTTTCAGAAAATGGCTGCTGTCGGCAGTTTTGCTAATAGCCAGTCCATTTGTTTTGCTGGTTCTAATCGCCAAAGGGTCCGATTTACCTCGGCCGGTTCGCCTCTCAATCGTGGTGCTTATTCTCCTCGGATTTGCATTCGCGGTTGCGAAAGCCGTGCAAAATCGACGGAAGATGTTGACCGTCGATCGCGGAATCGCCGCAAAGCAGCGGGCTCGCGAGAACGCCGCTACCTAACCGCCTCTGGTTGCCACCAAGATCTCGAACATTTGCGCCGTCCGTATTTGGTGCGCACGCTCGTAACTACCGACTGTTTCATCCCAAACCATCACAAGTTGCTTTTCCAGTTCCGTCAGATCGTCGGGAAAGCCAAAGCCTGAATCACGTTCACGGACCAACTGCTCAATAACGTCGACAATTCCATCGGTTTCGAGGCCGCCCGCTACCGCAGGCGGTTCTGACCCGCTGCTTACCGCCTGCTCCTCAATGCTTACTGTCCTTTTCGGGCACGATGGGCAACGCACCGGCGAATCTTCCGCTGACGACAGATATATCTGGCATTGATCTTCTCCGGGACAATCCTGCTCGCTTCCGACCTGATAGAGTTTTCCAACCCGATCAGCAATGGCCTGAGCGAGCTCGGCTAGTTTTTTCTTGCCGCTTCAACCTCACGCGACAGGTGCTCAAGAACAACTATCGTTTGGTGATGCAGCGGTATGCGCCCCACGTAACCGCTCGTACTCTCGACCAATTGCCCGTAAAGAGCGCTGAGTTTCTGAAACTTCGCCGGAATCCGGATCTCGCCCTGATTCAAGTGAGTCCCCTGCACCAGCCACCGCTCTTTCTGAATGGATTTGAAAGTCGCGATCTGGTCTTTGTTCGGCTGCTTCATCTGATGGGGCAGGATCAGCTCATAGCCTTCAAAGAGGGCTTTCAATTGAATCGTCGACGGCGCCGTGGTGTTGCGATTCAACGGCAAACGTTTACCGGGCTTTGCAATTGGCAACGGCATCACCTGGGCAGCCAGGTAAGCTTTATCAATTACATCTGCCATCTCGGATTCGGTGACGATCGCGTTGGTCCCATCTTTCCAGTCGTCCGGCAAGTTTTCGCCTGGTTCGCCGAATCCCTCAGCCGTCAGAGCACGATCTTTGAACAGCCACACGCTCGCTTCAAACGACTTGTCGACGGATTCCATTGCATTGCGCTGGCCCGTCTGCGCCTTATCGGCCTGGAACATTCGCCGATCCAAAAGCTTTTCGTAATCAATTAAGGCCGAGTCTGTCTGTGGGCCCAGCACAAACGCCACTTCAACCTGCTCGCCTTCGTATTCGATCGCGAACGGAACACGCTGGTTCTTGTCTGCGTCGTAGAGAATCGTCTCAGTTTCGGGTTTCGAGTTTCGAGTTTCGAGTTGTTCGATCACTGCCCCACCATTGCCTTTTTGCGCAGCCTCAAGACTGCCTGTTACCAGCACCTGAGCGCCGCTGGGTTCCTGATTTTCACTTTCTAACTTCTCCTCCATTTTTTCCCTCCTCCAAATTTGAAAGCCCGGCCTCCGAAGAGACCGGGCTGCCTTACCTCAGTCGATAACGCGACGGCGACCGCCGCGCTTTAATTGTCAAACACGCTTGCTACTCTTCTTCAAAGGCGAGCGGCCCGCAGCCCCCTACGAACCGCCCGCTGCCCTTGCTTAGTTCTTTGAAACTCAACGATGCAGGCACTCGCCTTTATCGTTTATGTTAAAGACCAAGCGCATTACTCCGATCGCTCGGAGCATGCTCCGCCGTGCCTTGCGGCACCAATCGTGTCTGGCTGCGCCAAAGAATCTTTGCATCTTCAACTCGCCCGCTGTCACAAATCTCACCTTCACCAGTGAGGATGCGCTGTTCGGCTTCTTTTCGGGCGAAGCCGGCGCCTCGATGTTTGGCCCAAAGCCATCGCCACTCATTACCAACTTTGTGCTGAGCTCTAAACATCAAGAATCTCGCTTATTCTTGCTGTCCAATCTTCATTGTCGTTAATTTCGGCACGCGCGCGGGCGCGCCTCCACCAGCGGCGTCTTTGTAGGCGATAATTAAAGCGCCCCACGCTTTCGAGGCTGAAATGCTCGGAGCGAAGGTTTGGCTTCCCGCTGAACTCAAGACTTTGAACTCCATCAGGCCACTGATGTTCGAAGTATCGCCGCCACCAGAAGTGCCAGCGAAGCTAGACGCCACCAGGGTGTAGGTTAGATCCTGCGAAAGACTTGAACTGACCGTCTCGGCTCCGAGCCCGCCAATCAATAACGTAGAACTGGCAATTGTGGACTTAGTAACACTCGGCGTCGTGCTCGTTCCGGTCGCTGAATTACTCACGTCGACACGGCTACCGCTCTGATCGAGCCCATTAAAGGCATCAAGAACCATTATTCTCGCGGTTAGAGTAGGGTGTGTAACTATTATCGACTGCGAAGTAGAGATCGAGCTGGTGACGGGGGCACTACAAATGACCGTTCTGACGCCACTGGTGCCAGATCCGTTGGAGATATCAAGATTGACTGTATAGGTGTTTCCCGCGTCATCCGAGCATGACACCGTGCCGCTTGCCGGATCACCTGCCCAAACTACGACGACTAGTGCATTGGCCGGAACTGTTGCCCCTGGAGTTTTCGAAATCGTTGTCCCGCTGGTCTTGCTGGAATTAGTAACACCGACGGCGCTCACTTCGGTAATCGCGGCATGGACTGGTAGCGCGCAGAGAGCTAATACCAAAGCGGAGAGAACAATTTGAAACTTGAAACGCAAATTCTTCATTTATAGAATACCGTTAAGTACACGCCCGTCGCGGCGTTTGTGTTGTCGGTCGAGGAGCCCCCGCCGGTAAGACAGAATCCAATTCCCGTCCCATAGGTCTCGCCCACCGTGTAAAAACTTGAGAGACCAGCGCCGGCGCCAGTCCCGTGCGGAATCGGAATTGTGCGGATGAATCCCGTCGCCGAAGAGCATGTCGGTGACGACGAAAGGTTATAGAGACGCAGGTAATAGATCGTGCTCGTCGTGTTGATGAGCTCAACGCCATAGAGCAGGCCCGCCGCGTTCTTACAGTTCGTCGCATTAGTCGAGGCAGCACTCTGTAACACACAGGTCGAGGCGCCGTTCGTCGTGCCCGGTACCGGTTGAAACAACCATGCCGTCGAGTTCGCCGTATTACCGGGCTGCACAGTCCATGTGCCGGACTCGATCGCATTAACGCTGAACGCCGTGTTGTCACTGGCGATCGTGACGCGCGGCGAACCGGTGTTAGTTACGCCGTTACCGGTCGAAATCGTATTGCCGCCAACCTGTGCGAGGTTGACGGACAGTGCGCCGCCTGCGCTGACTGTCGCCGCGTTTCCGCCCTGCGTGACCTGCACGCTGGAGCCTGACGAATTTACCTGCGCAAAACAGTAGGCAGCAGGCAGAAGGCAGAAGGCAGCCAAGAGTAGCCCGCGGATCGCGACCCGCCGTACTGACTTCTGACTTCTGACTTCCGACTTTTGCATTTTATTGGTATCCAATCATGCCGCCAGTTACACCGGTGCCGCCCGCCGACCATTTCACTCCCGTGGTGAAAGGAATTCCGTTAAAGGGGATAACCATGTTTGACAGCCCCGGCACTGAGAACGCCGGACCGACTCCATTCACGGGCGTACCCGCATTATCTGTGAGAGTCACCGTCTGCGCGCTGGCATTTGTGTTATTGAAATAGACGGCTATCAGACAGGTCGTCGAGCTGAAAACGGCGGTCGAAGATGTGGGAACAGCTATAAGGGCCTGGCTAACGGCGGTTGTGCCGCAGGTCGTCGCCGGCACCTCCTTCACAAGCCAGGCTGTCGTATTGGCAGTGTTACCCGGCTGGACCGTCCAGGTACCCGATTGTGTTGCATTGACGCCGAACGCCGTATTATCCGACGCCACGGTTACTCGCAACGAGCCAGTACCTGTCACCCCATTTCCCATCAGCGGCGTAACGCCGTTGATTTCGCCGATGTTGGTCTTTAGCGCGTTCGCCGCATCGACGGCGGCAGTGTTGCCGCCCTGGGTAATGGAGACCGAGCTGCCCGGTCCGCCCGATTGCTGCAACTGCGCCTGCGCCGCTAAAGGCAAAGCACAAAACGCAAAGAGCAGTAACGCGAAGCGCAGGACTTGAAACTTCAAACTTGAAACTTGAGACTTCATTTCGGTTTTACCTCCGGAGGTTTGGTTGATTGATTAACGACCGGCTGCGACGCCGGACGCGGAACAAATTTCAATGAATCCAGATCAAGAATGTATTTCGTAAGATCGGCGTTTGCATGGACAGCGCTTTCACGGACCGCGTCGTTAATTTTTGACTCGTCACTCTTGATCAGTTCCTGCAGCTCCTTATAGCGCGCTTCGATGCGCTGCATTTCGAGCAGCTTTTTGTCTTCTTCGTATTGCAGGCTCCGAAGTCTCAACTGGTCTTCAGTCTTCATTGCCGGCGTGATTAACACTCCATTCGAGGGAGCAGATCCCTGCGGCACAACCATAGTCGGCGTGCCGGAAGTGTCCGCTGGTTTGGATTGCGCCCACGCAGTAAGCAGTGAGCAGTAAGCAGTGAACAGTAAAACCAAAGCGCACATCACGACCCGCGGCCATTCCCGACCTCTGACTTCTGACCTCTGATCTCTGTTTTTAGACATCCTGTTCAAACCCTCCTAATGAAATCTGACAATCTGCGCCGTCTCCGAGCGTGACTACGAGCTTGTCGCCGGCTTCCAGCGGCTGTCTTAGATTGAAGTCCCGCGTCACTTGTCCCTGCTGGCATGTAATTCCGTCGGGCAAGAGCTCGACGTCGACCAAGCCTCGGCGAATTGAGACCATGATACTGAAAGGGCCACCGGCCTTGCCTTTGGCGTGCAGCAGGGCAAAACCGGCCGCTTTACCAGCCGGGCATTCGTAGACTTCATACTCACCACTCGCATTGAGCCTGCCGAGAAAAAGGTTTTTTACTCTGACTGCCATCTTCAGAACCCTAACCAGCCGAGAATCGCTGCGTCGTCGCCACCCTGACCGGGAATTCCCGGCGGACCTTGCATGCTTTCTGAAATAATATCGACGCCCGTTTCCTCGATCACGACGATGCTCTGTTCGTCAACGATCTCGATCGTCGTCACTTCCTCGATAATTTCGATCGTATCGGGCATTCACGCTCGCGACCTCTCAAATCTGAGTTGGCCAAAGAATCGTTGCCGTTTATCGCCGTCAGCATCTTCCTGCTCGAACCGAATATCTGCGGTGCGCCATTCAAATGCGTCGACTGATTCGTCTGAGATATAAATCTTCACGGTCTTTGCGTCGAGATCGATAATCAGCTTTTGACCGGCCGGTCCGTCAGCATCGATCGTGAATTCGTTTTGACCGCGCGGTTTGACAAACAATTTGAAAACTGAGCCATCGAGCGCCTGCAGCGTTCCATCAGGATTACGAAAGCGAATGACTTTCGAAAAGGACCGGTCGCGGGTCAGCGTCCACGGCCTGGCAATTGGTGTTTCATTCCTGATCATCATCAAAACAGCCGAGTCGCTCTTGGGAGCGTCTCGGCTGCCTTACCGAATGTTTGCGCGGGGCGATTCCCGCGCCTCAATTGTCAATGCTACATAGGGGGAAATGCAGGGACTGGCTGCGTAATGCCCCCGCAGACATCTAGTTCCCAGATATGCCCCCACCCTGAAGCGATCTGAGAACAACGCTCAGCCGCCCTGCAAGCTCTCACTAGCTCGTGTATGAGCTCACAGTGTTTATCAGCGTTACTTCAACATTCTTGTTGCTTACGGCGGCGTCATACATCACGTTCGATTCAATGCCCAGCGTAACCAGGCCATTGCGTTCAGCGACCGGCGCCGCTTTGAATGGCGCGCGGTAGGCCTTGATCGAAAGTTTATTGTTGTAAGTGCCGTCGATCGCGGCGCCGACGATGTCATTCGTAATGATCAAGCGCGTCTGCGCCAGCAGGTAAGCCAGGAAACCATCGTTGCTCAACAGGCGGACATTGAATCCGAAATTAAAACTCTGGTCACCCAGCAACGCTTCTGTTCGTACCTCGCCACTGTCCGGATTGCCCGTGGTCTGAAATGCCGCCGCGCCGGGGCGATAACCGTCATCGTTCAAAATCTGATTGACAACATCGAACGCCCAGCTATTGACTCGTTGTGGAGCCGTGGCCATGTTCGTCACGGTCGCTCCGTCATCGGTCTTGAGGGTGCATTGCGACTCATACGCATAATGCGCGCCGGCAAGATCGACACCGGCCAGGCCCGAAGGCGAGACAAGCTTGCCCGACCCCTGCAACTGCTCAGAGACGCTCAAGCGCGCGGAACCCTCGCCACGGAAGCCCAATTGCGCGGACACTACTGACGGAAACTTGCGGTCGATCGCGCTGCCGAGTTGCTCGACAATTGTCGCGGCAGGTAACTGCCGCGAAACCGTAAAATCCATCGGACTGTAAACGTGTTGATAGACGGTCGGCGAGCCAATCGCATCGGGCTGCGTGGTCACAACCTTGCCGAAACCCATCAGGAGCGCGCGGCCGATCTCTTCGAAGCAAAGATCGTATTCGAATTGGCGCTGCGCTTCGTGGGCAACCAGCCATTGTTCAGTTGCCTGCGGCTGGCCGGTGGCATATTCCTTGTTGTCGGCGATCGTCGGCGCTGCGGTGGCGAGATTCTTATCCTTCGCCAGCACCTGCTTAAAGTTCGCAGCGACGCCGGTGGCCGTGGCAGTGTTGTAGTCAGCCTGTGGAATCTTCGAGCGCCAGAATTTTCGTTGCGTAATGTGTTGTGGTGTCGGCATTGTGCTGTCTCCTGTTTTCGCCCTTCTCTAATGGGAGAAGGGTTGGGGATGAGGGCTTGTCGCGCTGTGTGCCCCTTGCCCTTATTCCCTCTCCCGTCGGGAGAGAAAGAGTATCGCTACTGCCCTGGCGTGGCCGGCGCGCCGCCAATTTTGCCTTGCGGCGGCGTCGTCTTTTCTGGCTCCTGCGGCGTCGTCTTTTCCGGCTCCTGACTCACAGCCGGCTTTTCGGTGGCTTCAACGAAAACTCCAGTGCCCAGCAAAAGACGCGCTTCTTCCGCGTCGCATTCGAACGGCTGGTCCTTCGCGTCAAACTTGCGAGAGTATTCGCCGTGGCCAATCTCGATCGATGACGCCGGGGGCAGCGGCTCGCCTGTCTTCGGGTGATTGCCGGCGGCCGGCTGACCGGGCGCGAATTGAAGTTTGATTTTGTCCGCCATTTGACGCTCTCCTTTTTGGCACCCTCCCTAACGGTTGGGTTTCTGCCTTCTGTCTTATCCGCCCACGGGTCCACCCGTCTCATTCACCAGCAATACGGCGTTCGAGATTGAATAAGGTTTTGACTCTATTGAGTCCCAACCACGCGGCCAACGGGTCACGCGCGAATCGTTGACACGGCCTCCCATCGTCGGATCGTCGTGAAACAATTTGGCCAACGCCTTACTCAACTTAATCATCCTGGTGCGGGCTGCTTTCCGATCGCTTCGATTCGGCCCGCTGACTACTGACAAAATTACCAGCGGCACAACGCCATCGAACTCAAGCTCCTCATCCGCGCCTGGGCTCGGGGCCAAATCCGATTCGGCATCGCCAACACGGATGCAGTATTCTTTCTCGATTCGGCGAAAGACGGTGTCGTGGAGCTCGGCGCCGAACAAAGGTTCGCCGCTCTGCGCCGCGTCGATCGTTTCTTTGAGAAAGTCGTAAACAAGGTCTTCAATCGCCGACTCATCACTCATCACTCATCACTCATCACTGAGATTGCTGTTCCTGGTTCGCGAAGGCTTCAACAACTGCATCCCAAATTGCGGGAATCTTTTCTTCCAAACGTTTCGCGGCGCGTTCGTCAAACGGATTCGGCCGCCGGCCTTTGATTGAGCGCCGCACGATGTAGGCCTGGCCGCCGCTCGTGATGTAACTTTCCGGTTTCCCGTCCCTTGTTGGCGGCGAACTGACTGGAATCAACAAACCTTTTGCACTCACTGGTCGAATCGGAGCACCGCGGGGACCGTAAACACCGGTCCCGCGCGCCACTGCCTCGGCGTAATTGAACGCCGGTCGCCCGCGAAGGCTAATTTCGCGGGTCTTGCCGCTCGGCAGGTGAAGCAGTCCTCCTTCATCTCCGACCTGGCGCGAAACAGCGGAAATGCTTAACTCAGCTCGCAAATTCGGATAGTCGATAGAGTGGCTGACGCCCTGCGCCAAGTTCGTCGTCACTTTCGGCACTTCCTCGTAGAGTAAAGCTTCGCCTGTCTCGGCGGTGGTTCGCAGTCCCTCTTGGGCCATTTGCTGAAACTGGAAGCCGAAGTCTTCGACTTGCTTAACGTCAACTGTGATTTTTGGTTCGTTTCCCATCACGCTGCCAAAAATTAGGAACAAAATGCAGAGAGCACGCACAGTTTGAAAAAGTCTCTTGATCTTCTTCTCTTCGCGCTCGGCCTTTAACATTGAATCGAGGCTCCTTCGGTAATGTCGGGCGCTTGCACACTCTCCGGCGGTCCCGGCGTTCCGTTGCTCAGCATATAGGGCCGGGCAATCATCTCAGCCGTATCCATAAATTCCTGCTGCAACGCGATGATCTCGCTCGGCGAGTGATAGGTAATCGTGACATTGCCTTCAACTTTTTCCGTTCTCACTACACCGGTTGGCCGCAACGCAGTATTGATTCCCACGATTGCGAAGCCCATTACTAAATGCGCTTCGGCATTTTCAAGAACCTCGGCGCGATCGAGATCGTCGGGTTGCTGAGAAAGAGCGTCGTCATAAATTTCATCGCCTACCCATTGACGCAATCGCAGACTGGCGGCCGATAGCGCTCGGCTGAAGCGCGGATCCTTGATCTGTTCATCGATATCAAAGATTTCGCGCAGGTCATCGACTGTAATCAACCCGTCCGGCATTAGATCGGTTTCAACTGAATCGTGATATTAAGGCCCGCCAGGGCCGTCAACGTTCCGCCCAACTTCACTCCCAGGCGATCACCAACCGCAAGTTGCAGGGTCGCCGTCGTTCCTGTCAGCGTATATAAAGTCACGGTGTTGTTGGCCGTCGTGTTGCAGTTATAAGAGCCCGTGCCGAGCACGGTGCCGCTTCCCGGCGCTGTGGTGCCGGTAAGCTTTTCGACGTCCGCCACGCAGCCTGACCCGCCCTGAGTTCGCTGGACGATGCGAATAGCCGTAACCTGAAAAGCCCGGTTGGCCATAAATACCTGATCGCCGCTGGCGCTGCTCGCGCCCAGACCACCGAAGTTGATCGCAATCTGCTGGGGTACGATAACGCCGCCGACAGTCAACGAATCTGCATCGGTAAGCGCCACAGTCTTTCCGGTGGCAAAAGTCACACTGTTCAATGCCGTAGGAATCTGCGCTGCGGCAGCCGTGCCGGAGATATCGGTAAACGCCGGTTGGGCTCGGCTAACGACTCCCAACGCGCTAATTGCCGTCAGGAATTGATTGGCCGCGCCAGTATTAGGCTGTACCGTAGTTGAATTCGCGTTCGGGAAGGTGACCGTGCGCGTCGTCCCATCGGTGATGTTAGACAAGTCGAGCTGCGCGGATTTCGTCCCCCTGGTGAAGGTGACGCTCTTATCGGAACGCGGTTCGATTCGGATCTCACCGAGGCGATCGATGCGAACGTGGCTTCCTGTTCGATCGATTGACTGGATGCCTGAATTGGTGGCCGCCAGGCCGGCAACGATCAGCAAGACGATCGCCGCTATTGCTGCAAATTGTTTCTTCATCGTCGTTCTCCTCTGGAGCGCAGGCAATCTTGCCTGCGGTTTGCGAGCGTGACTGCGCTGACTTAACCTTCGGCAGACTCGCCGGCTTCCGGCTCGGATTCAGCTTCCTGCTCGCCTTCAGACTTCTGAGACTGCGACGCCGGCTTCGTCTTGACTTCAATCAAGCGACCGGCGCGAATTGCGGCGGTCGTAACCCTGCCGACGCGTTTACCCATGTCGATTTCAACTGTCTGATCCCTTAAAATCTTGACGCCGGTTTCCGGATCGTGAAACCCGGTGTCCTGGTGCTTGAGTTGGAATAACCGCTTGTCGCTTTTCGGCGCGCCCTTTTTCGAGTCATCGCCGTTCTTTTTTGTTTCCGCCATTTCATTCCCTCCCGAATCAAAAGCAAATAGTTAATGCCGGGGCGAGGTTCTAAAGCCTCGCCCTGGCTCAAGGCGCTTCACGCTCTACCGTCCGCTGTACGGCGCCATCCACGTTGGGAACTGATTCGCTCCGCCAACGGCGTTGAAGTCGAGCGTTCTGTCAATGACCACCCGGCTGTTGCGTTGCAGATTCGAAAAGCCTGTCCAGATCCGCGCGTAGGAACCATTCAGACCCTTCTTCACGTCGCGATCGCTTTCGATCACCAACGCCTTCGCCGTCAACTGAACCATCGACATCGAATTATCTTCGAAAGCGAGCTGGTCAGCCGCCACCGCGGTCGAGACATAGAGGTCCTGCTCGGTCGGGAGCGGAGTCTTCACGTTCGTTTGCAAAAGAGCGGAACCGTTGAATTGCTTATTTTTCACTTCCGGCATATTCAAATAGTCAACCGCCGTGATTTCATTGCCGATGATCGATGTCGAACGCCGGCCCAGCAGCGCCAGGCGGGTCCACACCCGAAGCACGTCCATGTACTGGAACCCTTCGAGTATGTCTTGGACTCCGATAACCGCGGCAGCCTCCGAACCGTCCGCCTGATCGCCATCGGTCAGGACGCGCACGGCGTCGTTGTTCAAGTCGGCACCCAGCATGCGGCCCAGGTCTTCGAAGAAGATGGACAGCAGGTCGAGTGTATTGAACATGATCGCCTCGTCGGTGATCTCGATGCCTCTCTCGAACTCGCCGATTTCAACGGTCTTCTTGCCAAACACGACCGTGCCAACCCTATGTGTCGCGCCTTCAGTGCGCGGCTTAGTCGCGGCATCGCTGAGCTCGATCTTGGGCACGACGGCCGCCGGTTGGGGCACCATGATTTCGCGCACAACCAGGTCTGGATAGAACGTGGCCTGCACCGCACCACGCATCACCGGATCCAGGAAAACTTCAGGCGAGATAAAGCGCTCGCCACCTGCCTGCTCGCCGGTAATCGCGAACGAGGCGATCGCCTTACGCATGGCTGCAAGCTGCTCGCGGTAGGCCAGGCCCATGCCGCGGCGAATACCCTCGCGAACGTATTCGAGGGCGACTTCCCCATAGCCGCTTGAAAAAAGGTCTTTGGCCGTGGTGCGATTTTCCTCAATACCCAGGTCGGCGAGGAGGTGTCCGGTCGAGAGTGGCTGATTGTCCAGCCCTTTGTAGTTCTCTTCAATGAACTGACGCAGCGTAATGTCGCGAGGCCGCTGATGCTGCTTGCCCGCCAGGTCGGTGTAAGGACCTTTGCGCATGGCGTCGATCCCACGCATCATCTCGTCGTATTTGGCTTTTAGTTCGTAGCTCATGATTTCTCTCCTTGTGTTAGTTGTCAGTTGTCAGTTGTCAGTAGTCGGTAGTCAAAGCCACCCCGGCCCTGACCCCTAACCCCTGTCGCCTAACCTCCAGTTCAGTAGATCAGAAACGTGCCAATTGCGTTATTGCCTGCGCCGATCAAGCAAACGCCTTTGTCGACTTTCGGATCGGCGCCGGCGTAGGTCTTGAACCGCTGCACTCCGGCGTTATTGTCGCCAATCTGAACGTGCGCGGCGGCCGCGATCGCGCCATCACACGGCGCCTCGACCAGGTAACCAAAGCGCGTCTGGATTGTCCCGGGGCCGTCAGCGACGCGAGCCGCTTTGAAGACATAGCCGATCGCGTCCTCAGCCGCGGCCGCGCAAGCGTCGACCAGATCGTCGCCAGTGATCTTGACCATCGTGCCTTTCTCCAAATTGGCCGTATGAATGTTCACGGTCACGCCCACGTTATCGTTAACCGGCGTAAGAATTTTGATTGACATGCTTTTTTCTCCTTCGTTGCGTTTAGAGCGGGGCTACCGCCCCACAGTCGTTTCCCCTGCGGAGGGCGGGCAGAAGCCCGCCTCTAAACAGTTTTCTTTTTACAGCAGCGACGAAGCCGGTACCGGCGGCGGCACCGCATCCTGCGTGCGCGCAGCTTCTTCCACTGAGCTGCGCCGCGACACTTCGGTCGAGCCGCACTTTGCGCATTTCGCCTTGAACTTCTCGTCGACGCGCCCAGCATAGAGAGTCTTCAGTCCGGGAAGCTGCGAGGCGTCGGCGTTCGCGATTATGCCTGCCAGGACCTCGGGCAGCGTGACCTGCTTATCTTCGCCCGTTACGCCTTCGCTGATCGTCGCCAGGCGCACAACCTCGGTACGCTCCGCGTCGATCACCGCCTGGGCGGCAGTCGCTTTAGCTTCCGCAGACGTGACTCGCGTTGAAAGCGCGTCCACAGCGGCCAACACGACCGAGTCCTCGACTTCATCGCCGGTTTGCGCTTCCAGTCCGAGCGCCTTCTTTTGTTCCAGTGTGAGTTTCACTTTCTTTGTCTCCTTGTCTGTGTCATCTGCGGATTGGCTTTGCGAGCCGCTTTTCTTCCAGGGAACCTGGATTTTGTCGTCGCCGTACTGCTTGCGCGCCTTCGTGTAATACTTCTCGATTCGGGATTTCACTCCGCCCCGATCGGCGTCGGGAATCTGCACGCCGCCACGGCTGCCCTGCATTACGGCCGCGCAAGCGGTGACACCTGGCCAGATGGCGACGACTTTGCCATTGACGATGTCGCAGAACGGCAATTTATAGCTGCCAAAGTTCAGAGCCTTTGTCGATTCGTGCCAGAAATGAGCCCGGCCGTATTTCGGCCAGTTCATCTTCTCTTTCGTGCCTGAGCCATCGTGCGACGCCCACTTGCGCAAGCGCGTCTCCGCCGCGCCGGCATCCCACGAGGCGCCGCGATCCGAGAGCGGCCAGTCGGTCGCGCCCGAAGCAACGAACGAAATCAGACTCTCAGGATCGCCGGCGACGGCCATCTCTGTATCGCCGCTTTCGTCTTCTTCACCCCACGGCAAATGCTCGTTCGATTCAGGATTCGCGCCCTGAAAAACCAGCGACAATTCATAGAAGGCGACGATCTTCGTAACCAGAATGCGAACGATCTCGCCGTCAATGTCCTGGCCGAGGTTGCGGAAGAAGATGCCCTGCTCAAGCAGATCCGGATGCGAAGCGTCCCATTCAAAGTCAACTGTCGCCGACACCGAATGAATCGCCGGCGGCTTCATCAACAGGCCACGGGCGATCTTCGGGTTCATCTTCCAGTCGATCTTCAGCTCGACGTTGACACCCGGAACACCGCCAACCTGATCGCCTTTTGCGTCCCATGTCGATTGATTAACTGCGCCGATCCAGTTTGCGACGCGCCAGTAAACATGGTCTGTATAAACGGTCTGGCCTTGCAGCAGAGGCGCCGCAGCTTCAAGCATTCCGGGCTTAGTGAAGTCCAGAAAGTAGCCCGGAATCAGAGTCGCGCTCAGCGCGCGAAACTGTGGATAGATGAAATCGGAATCGAGCGGATTGATTTGGTCGAATGTCAGACCGGCATCGACAAAGTCATCAGCACTGAGCGATTCTTTTGCTGCCAGCTTCGCAGTCAGCTTCGCCATCTGATCGTCGCTCAGAGGCCCAACGGAAGCCGGACGAGTAACCGCCAGCGTCTGGCCAAACGGCAGATGCAAGCGAACCTTGCCGCTTCGATTACCAAGACTGATTTGAAGGTGTTTCTTCATCCGATTTCCTCGGCCTCAAGCACTTCATCGCGCGGAACCTGCTTGCTTTCATCCCGTTCCATGATTTCTTTCGCAGTGGCGACTTCCACTGCCACCGGCTGCAATGGCTGACCGAAAGTTGAAACCCAAAGATAAACATCGGCGCCTTCGGCGATTTTCTTTCGGTCCTCATCGGACAATTCCCAACGAGTCAATACCTGGTGGTCGGGGGCCACGAGTTTCACCGCCGGCAGTCGCATGTACTCCGGCTGATTCTCCGCGAATACTGTTTCGGCTACGTTATAGCCCGGCAATACTGGCGATGCTGGTTTCATTTCTGCGTCTCGTCGTACTCTGCCTGCTCGTGTCCGCTCTTCGGCTCGCCTGCTCCCGGTACCACGCCTGCTACGCGCGTGCGGCAGTTAGGGTGGTACGGCGGAAAGCCGCGACCCTCGGCCACGAGCGAATTGTCAACAACTCCGTTCGTGATTCGATCCTTGACGTACTCAACCGGGTCCTGCGCGTACGCACGGCCCAAGGCGCTCTTGTAAATCTCCAGCGCGTATTCGCCCGGATCCATCTTCGACAATCGGTCGACAGCTTCGACCATTGCGCCCACGCGAATATATTTGCCATCCAAATGGCGGCAGATTTCAGTGGTACGGTTATCAATAACTGCAACGATCTTCGCGAGCTTAATTGTCGAGCTCTCACCGAGCTGGTGAATGTAAGCGAAGTTGCGAATCCGCTGAACGCTCGACCGAATGATCGTCTTGACGCCGTAATCATTGACCCGATCAAGCTTGCCGCCGGCTGCGCGCCGAAACGCTTCAATCGATTCGGTCGTCTCACGTAAAGCCGCGCTGCCCTGCTCGAGATAAGTTTCGCGAAAGAACTTCCAGAGTTCGTCGCGCCGGTTATCGACAAACGAGCTGAAGTACCAGCCATCGAGATCGTTGAAGAAATTGACCGCGCGGGTGTCCGCGGAGCCGAAGCGCAGTTTCGGGACGGGTCCGCTGCCAAAGACTGAGGTGTCGCGCAATCGGTAGAAGCCGTAAATGTCCTTCGTGGTCCGTTTGACGATCGCTTCAGCTCGCGCCGACGTGAACGAACCTTTGTAAGCCGTTTTGACTTCCTCAATGATTGCATCGGCAAAAACGTCGGCAGAAGAAAAGTCAGCGGTATCAGCATTGCCGAGAAAGCGTCGAATCCGCTCCAGCGCAACTGCTCGAGCTTCGCCGGCGATTGGATCGACAAGCTGAACGTACCTGGCAATGAATCGGTCGAGTAACGCATTGATTTCTTCTTCACTGAGTTTCTTCAGTCCTACGCTGCTTTTTTTTTGAAATCGATAACCCTGCCGTCTACGTCCTGATGACTATCTGCTGATTCGTCCGCTCCAACCGGCGTCGAAGCGATTTCGATCCTGGAGGGTGCAAACCGATACCGCTGCGACTGCCGGTCGAAGCGGAACGTGGCCGAAAATGACGGGCTCTTAGCCCGGAGACCCGTTCCAGCCACACCTTGCGCTGCCACATTCAGCAGCGCCGGATCGAAAGCTTTCTCGTAACCCAGCTCCTGGGCAACCTGATCAGGCGACGTGATTCCTTTCACGCCGCGGTCAATAGTCATCGTCTGCTCAATCTGTCGCGCCTCGGCCGCTTGCAAATCATTTCGTGACTTAATGTGGTTGAAGGCGATTGAAACGTCCGCTTCAATGCCGGCCAAGGCCAGATCCAGGCGATAGGTTTGCTCCTGGCGCCGCTTCGCCAATCGCTGAACACTCTCCGCCTGAGAAACGAGCATGTGGTAGACGACGTCGGCAAAGGTTTCAGTGCTGGTGTAATTGCGCCCGTGGGCGAAGGCCATCGAGCCCATGCCCGAGAACACCTGCTCTTCAACCATCTCGAAAATATCGGAAGCGCCGCGCGCATCGGAAACGACATTGGCGTGATCGACCTTCTGATCGTTGAAAGTAACCAGGAGCCCTTTGTTGAAATTCGAGTCGAGAACCTGCCGAACGTCCGACAGATACTTCTTTGCTGCTGCTTCGTATTCGTCGGCTGTTTGGCCAACCTTCTTCGGCGGCTTTGTTAACGCCACCGAGACCAGGCCAAGAATGCCGAGCTTTCGCACGATCCACTTGATGTTATCCATCGCATCTTTCTGTGGACCGAGCAGAATATCGACGGCGGCAGACGCCGGCGGTTTGGCGTAGGGTGAATTCTCGATCGTCTGGAGCGCGTAATAGTGGTAGGTCAATGGATTCAACTCAATCAATCCGATTGCGCCCTTAGCTCTTTGCACCTTCTGCTGGCCCAGCAGCGTGAAAGCCATCTGCATCGGCAGGTATTGCCCATTCTCATAACGGAACCGAATCTGGTCGACGGGTACAAGTACCGTTTCTTCCACGCGCTTGGCGTTGAGATCGACCACGTCCTCGCTCGACAACGCGCCAAAGCAGGAAATCTGCCCCATGTAGGCGTTCATCAATCCATCGACGCCGCAACCGTTCCGATAAATTCGCTGGGCTGCATCGTTCAACCGCGCCAGCACGGCTTCAGCCTGGCTTTGGTCTTTGGTGTCGACGGTAATCATGTGGCCGGCATTCGCCAGAGCTACATGGTTGGCAATGAATTGAGAAAGATCGGGATTTCCAAGCCACAACCGTTTCAGATCGCGAAGCAATTGCAGATCGAATGGCGGCGCAACATAGCCGAGGCCCGGCATCAACCCGAGCCCGCCGCCAGGCGAAGTCTCGATCGACGATCGACCTTCCGGTGGAAAGGCAGATGCCGGCGGCAAGGCGACGGACGGTGAAGGCTCGAAACTGATTCCGAACCATCGCTCCCACCAGGGCATTTTTTGTTTCTGCGTTCTGCTCACTGCTTGTTACTCGCTCTAGTGTTGACTGTGTCAACACATCTTGCATTGGCGGCCCTGTGCCGATCCTGACCGTCTCACAGTCCGCGTCGCGCCTGAATCTCCTGCGACGAGCGGCAAAGCGCGCAAGCGCTGCTGCCTTCAACTCGAGACTCGAAACTCAAAACTCGAAACTTCATCTGGCATAGCCAACTTCCGGCATGACGCCGACAAACCCTCCGGTCAACGACTCACGCGCGCGAATCACGTAATTCGCAATCAGCGTTGCCATAAAAAGATCGTCTTCGTATCCCGGCATCGCGCCTAACTTTCCGTTATCAAACCAAACAACTGTCTTTGCTTCTTCGCAAAAGAGGGCCGACGGCTGCATATCCTTTTTGCGAATCGATTCTTCCAGCATCATGGCGGCGTTGGATTTCGAACCGGCGCCCTCGAAGCTCGTCGGGAAACCCAGATCGGCCTGCTGCCTTGCTTCATCTACATTCAAAGACCCGGTATCAATCAGCCGTTTCAGCCGCTCACTTAGGTGCCGGTAAATCCGATCTTCGTAGCCCAGGTCGCAAAGCTTCTGGATTACGGCGATGCCCATATTGTTGCGCTCGGGGGCGATCGTGGCGCCGTTATAAAGCTCCGAAAGCTCTCCTACGCGATACGCCAACCGGTCCGGACTCATCAGGGGCTTTTCGGAATGAACGTTCGCGCCCGTCTCGACATCGATGACCGCAATCGCGCAATGGTTACTGGTCGACTTACCAAGCGAGCTATCCACGCCAATCACGTACTCGCGGCCATCCTTCGGCGCTACTGGTTCGCATGGCTCTTTCAGGAATTGCTGACTGACTACCGGCCTGCCCGTCTGCTCGAAACAATCAACATCGTTTTCGAGATACTCAACCAGGAAATCCTTCTCGCCGATATCGCCAATCTTCATTCGGCGCCAGGCGATGTATTCAGCAACCTCCGGGCGATTCCAACGCGATAGCTTCTGCTTCGCGCCACGGCCCACCGCGATCGACTCAGGACGGAGATAATTGAACCGCTTCAGGTGGTCGAAGATTGCGCGACCAACGGCCATCTCCTGTTTGGTAACTACCGCGGCATCGAACCTCGAACGATTTGCGGCCCGGGCCACTTCGCTCGCGCCGGCCGGAAGGATTTTCCAAACGTCGCTGATCGTCTCTCCGGGATTAAGAAGAACGAACTTTCCGCGGGCCTTTTTGAAGGTGGCGTTTTCGATGCGATAGGCTCGCTGCCACCACCATTCATACTTGTGACTGGTCCACCCGCCTTTCTTCTTTTTCTTCCCGTCCTGGTAGGTGCTGAAGAACAGCTCCATACCGTAGGGCGTGGATTCCATCGAAGTGTCCGCATTCGGCGCTGCGTTCATAAGAGCGACCAGGGTTTTCTTCTGATTGCCCTTCCAGAACGGAACTTCCGTCATGCGCAGGCGGTTGATTGCCTGGCCGCGGCCTTTTCCTTCATGACCGGCAGCGACGTTGCGAATCACCAGGTGGTTGTCAACGCTTCCGGCTTTCGTATCGTGAATCCAGATGTGCTCTCCGGAGTATTCCCGCGTCGCCAGGCGCAGATGATTGGGCAAGTTCTCAAACATCAGCATCTGCGCTTCGCGGAACTTCTTTTCGGTGTCCGGATCCTGAACCACGTTCCGAACCTCGATGCCGGAAAGCACCACTGAATCCGCGAGGTCACAACCCAGAAAGTATTTGCTGAAGCCAACTTTTCTTCCTTTGAGCAGCGCATCCTTGCCGGTGCGCTTTTCGTGAAAGTCAGCTTGCGCGTCGTTGAACTTCAGCAACTTCAGTTCGTTCTCGTCGAACTCGTCGCGTATGTAGATGAAGTTTTCAATGAACTGGCGGCGTATAGCCTTCCCGATTACCGGGTCTTGCC